ATGTCTCAGGATGGCGTTGGTTGTAAAGAATGCAAGCGGCTTAGAGAACATGTCGCTTCTCTTTTGCCGTTCAAAGTTCTTGAAGCTATGTCAGGTAAACCCTTGAGTATTCGGGGAGTAGCCATATGCAGTGGCATGAGCAGAAACCACAATATCTACACCGCCGAGGAGCTGCAAGCCTTCACAAGCAAGCTAGCTAATGCACCGGTCTATATCGAGCATGTTGCTGTTCCCAACGCAATCGGCAAGGTCACAAAGACCGATTGGGATGGCCACAACCTCTTCTACGAAGCGGAAATCTATGACGAGGCAACCGCTGAGAAAATTCGCAAAGGCCTAATCCAGCACGTCAGCGTCGGAGCAGACTACGAAGCCGTCGATCTCGTAGATGGCAAAGTCCCACATGGGTTGCATAATGCCGAGTTAAGCCTTGTAGCAGTGCCTGGTTTTCCCGAGACTAACGTGCAAGTTTTAGAAAAACTGACCCAAACAGAAGGCAGGTTAACTGAGGCGCAAAAGACCATTGAGGACCTGCGCAAACAAGTCCCGGGTAGTGGCTTGCTAAAGAATCCTCCTAAAATGATAGCTGTCTCTGAAGCAGCCAAAATGGTTGAAGCCGTTTTACCCTCGACCATGGTTCAGAGAAGTTGGAGTTTAGGACCGCAACGTATGTGTCAAGAACTACGCAGAGTGGTTCAGCAGTTAGAGCAGAAAGCTGGAGGTAGCTAGCTGTGTTTATGCTCATTTCTATGAGGGAGAGTACCAAAGGACGAACTTTGGGAAATTCAACAAAAATCGATTTGACTTTTTATGGCGGATAAAACAGGCAAAGCTTGGATGGCTGTTGGAGAAACCGACGACCCAAACGCCGTCATCGAATCTTTTGAAGCCGCCGCCGGTATCACCAAAGGCTCACCCGTCTACTTGAGCGCCGATGACAAGGTTTCGGCTAGCCCAGGCGGAGACGACGCTATAGGCGTGGCAACTAAAACGGTGCTGGCAGCGGAAATGTGTCCGGTGCTTAAACGTGGAAGAGTAAAAGTCACAGCAAACGGAGCCATAACAAGAGGAAAAGCAGTCTGCGCAGCCGGAAGCAACAAAGTAGCCCCACTGGTTGACCAAGCAGTCAACGAAGGCGGCGCAGCAACCTACACCATCTTCTACAACCGCAAACTCGGCACAGCCCTTGAATCAACCACAACCGACGGCGATCTACTATTCATCGACGTGGAGAAGTGATAGCAATGAAACCTCGACTTTTTGAAGTCCTAATGGCAAAGCAAAACGACCAACGCGAAGTCTACGAGAAGCTCAAGCAGAAAGCCGACCACCCATTCCTAAAACGCTATGCGCAGATGGGTGTCAAAGAAGGCTTTTTCAGTGACATGGCGAGCGCTCTCGGACGAATGCACGATACCATGGTTGATGCTGCATGGCCTGAGCTGATTGGCAGAAACATAATCACCGTTATGCCAACAACTGAGGCGATGGAGCGTTTTCCACTTGATGCAGGCGCAGTTGGCTACCGCTATGCAGAAGGCGCAGTAACAAGGCTAAGCTCAAAGAAACCCTCCACAGTAGACATCTACACTAACCAGCTAGCTGAATCCTCAGATGAGTGGAGCCGCGAATACCTCGAAGATGCCACTTGGAACGTTATGAGCAAAGCCGTCGACAACGTAGGCAGAGCACTTGGACAAAACGAAACCGAAGTAATCTTGGCATTGTACGCTGCAGTACAAGCCGCTGACTTAGCAACTGGTGCAGAGTTAGCTGGTGGCGGTCTTGTCGCTAGCTGGGCGTCACTATTGAGCTTGCATGAAGCGGTCCGAAGAGAACACTGGCGACCCAACGTCTTAGCCGTCAACGAAATGCAATTACACCAGCTGCTAAACGATGACAAATTCGTAAAATCCGTCTACCTGCCAAGCAGCGAAACCGACATCGCACAAGGCACCATCGGCAGCGTACTTGGCATGACAGTACAATCAAGCACTCTGGTACCCAACGGAACCATGTATGCAATTGACACCCGAGTAGCAGCTGTTATGCTTCTACGCCGAGACGTCACCGTTGAAGATTGGGAAGACGTCCAAACAGGCAAATACGGCGTACGTGGAACCACACGGTTTGGCGCCGGCATCCTCCGTTCCAAAGCTATTGCCCGAATGACCAACGTAAAGCAGACCATGACCTAAGCTGCTCTAACAACAGTTTTTTATCCCTCTTTTTTGGGAAACAAAAAATCCTTAGAAGGTTAACCCTGCATGAGTAGTGTCTTAAGAAAAATCCGTGAAGTACTCTCCTATTCGCCTGCTTCGGGCGTGGCATCCCCAAAGGACAGAGTGTTCTTTGACACCTCATGCATCCCACTAGCCGACGTCATGAAGCTCTACGACAGAGACCCAACATGCAAGAGCAGCGTTGACCTGTTGGCGGCTTCAACGGTTGGCATGGGCTTCTATACTACAGTTGACGAGAAATACGACAAAGCAGCCGAATCTAAAGCAGCAGTGGACAGGTTTTGCGAAGACGTCAACCTTGACGGCTTACTAAACGACATGGCTAAGCCACTGATTGCCTGTGGCAATGATTTCTGGCTAAAACTTGCACCTGATCGGCTAGCCGATGTGTTGCGTATGCCGATTGATTCAGTCCAACGCATTGGGCTAAGCTCTGTTTCTACCTTAAAAATTCCCTATAAGGTCACAGGATACCAGCTTGAAGCCACCTACAGTGGGAACGCTGGAAACGAGCTAAAGCCCGAAGCTGTCATCCACTGGCGCCTAAACGGAGATGTTCCATCTGGGTTCGGCGTGGGCTTGCTGCAGGTTCTACTTCACACGTTGACGGTTGACACCGATAAGCGCCCCTCGTATGCTTGGATGAAAGCCAAGATAGAGAAGATTCTGCCAAACATATTTGTCAAGTACGCTGGACCTGACGTAGTAGTGCAGCTGGAAGGGCAAAAAGAGGACACAATCAAAAAGTATGAGAGCGCAATAAAGAATCGCCCAGAAGAGGGGCAATGGCTTTTCAGCGGCGCAAAATCCGTCGGCGTCTACCCGGTATCCATCGACCCGAGGGCACGGTTCGAGTATTACATCGACCACATGGTAAACCAGTTCTATCTAGGATGCGAAACACCATTGCCCCGTCTGTTTAGCACCCCAGGATTCACTGAAGCATCGGCAAGGGCAGCACTGGATTTACAGGACATGCTCATAAAACCCGTTCAGCGATACATCAAACGCCAAGTTGAGAAAGAAATCTTCGCTGTCACAGTGACACAGGCTGGCTTAGATGCTGCTAAAGCGAAAGTTCGATTAAATTTTGGCAGCCCCGAAACGCCTGAGCTGGTGCCCTCCGATCTGATTAAGGCTGCTGAACTTGGGCTGGTAAGAGCGGAAGAATTCCGAAAGAACGCCATCAAGTTTGGTTGGGAACTCTGGGAAGAGGAACAAACTACCACGTCTAAATAAAGGTTCTCTAAAAGGGCATATGATAGCTGTGAAGACGCCCAAATTCTCGAAAATTTAAAAAACAAAATATTTAATCTATGATTTAATGCCTGAGGTTCAACCAACTACCAAGTTGCAAAAAAACAAAGAGCTATTGTCTATAGCCACAGCTTTTCATTATAGACAGATCGATAAAATCTATGTGTACATTAAGAATTTTGGAGGATTATACGCAGGTCGTACGAAAGATGGCATGACAATAGGCTATCTAGATAAGTTGAATAAAATTGGGAAAGAAGACCATGTAACCGTATTCTATAACACAGAAGTGGGCTTTTCGGGGCTTCACAGGACTATAATTGACTCTGAAAACGTTGTTTACTTAAGATATTCAATTGATTACATTACTAGAAATAACGGGTTAAAACTACTATTACTCGATATTCTTAATGACGAGCAAACTCCAAGTTATATGAAGGCCATGCTTTTGTTCGTTTTTTATGAGATAAGGCTTTTTTATAAAAGAGGGGTGAAGAAAACAGTGCTATTAAGTAATTCAAAAGCAAAAGCTCTGAAGATGAAGAGCCCATGCATATTTATTGAAACTGGGGTTATAGGCAAAATACAGTTGACAATTTTTTCCAAGCTACTTCCTTTCCTTCATTACTATTCTGAGCAAAAATTTGCTAATAACCCGAGCAGGGGATTTCAGGAAAAGAAATTGCCCGGTGCTATTATTTCTAAGAAGAGCAAACTATGAACGTTAGTAGCTTCTGTCATTCCATCTGCAACCTCCCTTAAAGTTAGTGCACCCTCTATAGCGTTCTCCTGTTTTTTGAGCAACACGCCAAACAAGTGCAGACCCACAAGCAGGGCAGTTGCCAGCAGATTCAGTCGAACGAGAGACCTTTGTTCGACGTCGTTCTATAATAATTGGGAGTACTTTTTCCTTATGTGCAAAGAATAGGGGCAAGTCATACAACTCATATTCTTCATTGCAGAACATGCCTGCTACGGTTTGGCTTGCAACTATTAAGCTACCTAAATCAGAACCTATGTTTTGGGCGAATCCGAGGTCTTGTAGAGCTTCCCGTACATGGCTATCAGACACACAGCATATGGCTGGATGAAACTGGAATTGTCCAGTTTGTTTAAATTGGATTCTTAGCTCTCGAAATACCAAAAAGAGTTTTACCTTAAGGTAAGCATCGCCAGAATATTTTTTTCCATCGTTGAAGAGGCTGTTGAGTTGCATGAGTCTGTTGATGTCATTATTTAGTGTTCCTGCCCCCGAAAGGTGCATAACGTGGATTATTTCATTCCAGACTGATCCCGAGACTGCATCGCCGTTTGCAATATACTCAAGAAGATTAAAGATTGCTGGATTTCCGATTTCTTGGTCTGCGAGTATTCTTAATTCGCTCTTGAGCTTTGGCTCATTTTGTGCTTGCTTAAAGTTTTCAAGCGTGTACTTCGCCTTCGTAGCTTTGAAAGCGTCAATTCCTCTATTTGTGCGGAAAGTGGGATGGTTGTTCCATAGTGAAGCCAAAACAAAGAGTTGAAAGAGTCCGTCTTCATCAAGTTGGCCATTTTTTTCTAATTTTATTCCAAGTATGTCAGCCCAGGACTTTAGGCTGTTTTGATTAACGAATTCGCTGTGTTCTTTGACGAACCAGTTTGTTATTTCTCTACAGATTTCTTCAGAGTTCATAGTTTTTTCCTCTGTTACGAGATATAACCAGCAGAATAGTTAAATGCTTGGACTTTAACACATTTAACAGGTTGATTATCATCCAATCCAATAAAGAGTTCGGCGAAGACATAGTACACATTATCCCACTAGGTCATGAAATAGATAGAGCAACAAAAATATTTGAAAGCAAAAAGGCAAACCGTGCCTACATACTAGCCACTATGGACACGTTTGGAAAACACTCCCCAAGTCTAGTTGAAGAACAGAAGGAATTCACCGACAAAGTTGTTCAGAAGTTAAATGAACATGATATAGAAACTATCGTCAAAACCGTTGATATGTTTGAACCCTCAGAAGTAATCAGACATATTTCATCTATAATCATCAAGGAAAAAGCAAGAGCAAGCAACATTTACATTAACATTTCAAGCGCAGGCAGATTAACCGCAGCCGCAGCAACACTTGCTGCCATGGCTCACAAAATAAAAGCCTACTACATAGAGGCAAGCGGCTATTCAGATAACCCAAAAGACAAAAAAGAGCACGGACTCAGCATCTGTGACGGCACTAACGCTAAATGGGTCGAAGGACTTCCAGTCGAGCTTCCATCAACACAAGAAATGGCTGTTCTGAAAGCTCTAAGCCAAAAATCACCGATGAAACCTTATGATATCATCCTTTTCCTAGCACGCAATAATTTTCCAGGGTTTAGAGAGCATTTACATGTATTAGAGAAGGGCGTACGCCGAAGAGATGACAATTATGACGGCATTCTAATTCCCTGTATGATGAAATTAAATAAGGGAATTTTAGAGAAGCTGAAAACAAAAGGGTTTGTTACAAGAGAAAAACTTGGGAACCATAACTTGGTCGTACTACAGGAATCCGGAAGGTTCGTATCCTACTTTGCAGGCGAACTCTAAACCCTCAAACTGATTGACCTTAGCGTGCGCTACTTAGACTATTGTAGATACATTGTCACGTTTGCGATATTATCGTGTTTTGGCTCTCAAGCTATTTGAACTCTCAGCTGCAAGGGTTCATGGGATTGTAGCTTGGCCGCTGTCTCCATTGAGGATATTCGGGATGTTCTCCATGTAAGTGAATCTGATATTCCTAACGCTAAGGTTCTGAAGATGATTAAGCGTGCAGAGGTCACTTTAGAGCTTGAACTATCCGCTGATATAGACTACCAAAACTGCAGCGACGCCCAAAAAGAAGCCATCACTGTTTTGGCAGCCATTTACGCGGTCTGTTATTTGACTGGTGGCTCAGCAATCGGCTTAAACTTTAGCGTTGGCGATTTGAGCAGTTCCAACTCTTCTCTACCTAGCTTAGCGGTGCTGCAGGGAGAGTTTGAGCGCCTTCTTACTGCCCTAAAAACGCCTTATGTGGGGAGCGCTTAGCCATGGGAACGGTACCTGAAGCCTACTACCAATTTATCATGGACTACGCACCCAATGTCTATGTTATGCCACCCACCACACCCGACCCAGCCTACGGTAAGGGCGTTTTAGCGGCTAGCTTCGCCATCGATTTCTTATATGAAGCCTACACTGCCCCACAATTCGAGAATAGAAAAGCTGAAATCTACGCCAAAATCGTGACTTTGGCTAATTGGGCTTTAACCCAGCAGTGTCTGGACCTAGCACGTAAGGCTTATGGTGGATTCAAAAGCGCAGAGGACAGCACTTACTATTACAGTGTAGACACCTGCAGAGCCATTCCGTCACTTTTGAGAGCCTATGAACTTACCGGCAATTCAAGCTACTTGGACGCTACAAAACTAGCTGGAGGAACTTTCCTCAAAACCATGCAGGACCAGCAGGCCTACGGCGGCTTTGCAAGAGCAGTAACAATTGGAGATGCGTGGCTTCTGCAACTCGACGTGGAGTGCCTCTATGGTTTGATTGGCTTAAGAATGCTAGCCGAAAAGTACGACATCCCAAACGCTTCTGTCTACCAAAGCATAATGAGCAAAGCAATAGGCTTTCTCCGATTTGGTTTTGAGAATCTCTGGTTAGATTTTGATCCTGCCGATGGCAAGTGGCACCGAGTGGGCTTAAGCGAGAACGAGGTTTACGATGACCCATTCGCCTACGCCTTGCTGGGGATGTATGCAGTTGAGAGTTGGAGTGTTAGCTGCCAAAAAGTCTACAACAGCCTAAACAACATTCGAGCTAGCGCCAAGTATCCAGCTTATGACCCTGCAGTCTGTTGGGCAGGCTACATAGACGTAGTTAGTCGATTCTCAGCCTGCGACTACTACGATGCGGTGACAAGTGGGATCCTTTGGAGAATCCGTAGCAACCATGACAAGCCAAGCCTAAAACTCAGTGTAGACGTCATCGGCAAACATCCAGCGGAATTCATGTTTTGGGGCGCCAAACACACAGACTACCGCTACGTTGAAAACAAGCAGGCCATGGTTACGGTTTGTTGGCTAGCCGAGCTTTTCCTCCATTACGAGGAGCCAGTAACCCAGTTCACCAAGATTCTAAAGAGCAAAGGTGAGGCGGTGACGCTTTATCCTGTGCGAGAAGCCGCTGCCACAGTGACTTATGGCGAATCTTTGGATTTGCTTGCCGTTGTTTCCTCTCTCAAGGCTGAGCAGGTGATGTTGGAAGCGGGTTATTACCTTAATGACTATTTGGCCTTCTACACGTTCCTTCCCGTCCGAGTGCACGACAAGATAAGGCGCCAGGGCGAAGACTACGAAATCCAAACAGTGACGCCCTTCACGTTTGCCAATCAGCGGTTCTACTTCAAAAGCATAGCAAGGAGGGTAATCGCGAGTTGAGCGAAGCAGAAAACCCAGTCATAACCATTCTGCGCTTAATCGAATCCCGAATAAGAGTAGTCAAGGATGACGGCGGCTTAGCCCGTATCCTCTGCTCACAGGCGAATTATGACCGAGAACTGCTAAAAGACCACGACGCCCAAATCACAGTATCCAAAACCTCGGAGCCCTGCCAAGCCCAGAAACACACCTTAGACGGCAAACTAAGACGCCGCATTTACTCCCTCCGAGCAACCATTACAACCGTTGACAAGCCATTCCCAAGCTCTGACGCTGGCAGAGTTATGCGCGACAAAGTCCTTGAGCAGCTGCTGCTGATTATTGCTGAAAACCGCAATTTACCGAATAGAACTATCTTCTCTTTTAATTTTCTATATGATTCTTCAGTATTAGGCAAAGCCTTTGACGCCGCCGCTTCAACTGACCCTGAACCTTCAAGTGTCTCATGGAGCGAACTCAATAACGAGGGGTATCCGAAGCTTTGGGCAAGCGACGACTTAAGGCACTCAAAAAGCGCAACTGGCAGTGGCGAGTTTGCGTTTATGCTTTTCCGCTTCAAAATAGGCGCCAAAACGGGAGAGAGCCGAAACGAGCCCCGAAAGCAGTGCTTAAAGCGGGTAGTTTTGGCTTTTGAGGGTTTTGGGCTATCTCCATCGGGAAACGGCGTTACCCTAAAAGTGTGGGATAACTTAGCAGGCGCTTGGAACAACACGCAAACCAGCGTTTTAGGAACAGATGAAAAAATGACTATCGATCTAACAGCAAACCTCGCCAACTACGTCAACGATGACGGTTTCCTGTACCTGATGGCGCGGACAACCAACCCATCAAATGGAGTATCGCCTGCCGTTCTGAACTGCGATTTTATCCAAGCAACCGTTGACGTGCATGGCATAACGTTTTGCGATGTGCACAGTTACCGAGACGTCGATGTAGTTGACGTTAAGCCGTTCCTCTACACTGAAGAAATCGTAATCGTGGCTTGGCTGTTTGAGTCAGTTGCCACTTCCTAGTTACAGGTGAAAAAACATGGTGGATACCTATCACTCAGATCAAGAAAAGTTCTATTACGTGCCAGAAGGCACCTTTGGCGTGGTTCCGGCTAGCCCTGCCATGCTTGGGCACTCCTGCAGCAGCCTAGACCCGGACATTAACCCAAACAACATTAAAGTCTCAGGCACCGGTTCGATTGATTTAGTCGCATTAAAACGTGGCTTAAGGCAGCCGCTTCTGAAAATCAAGTACCCCATTCCATCGGATTCGCCCATCAACTTTCTCCAGTATGTCAAGCAGGAACTCAACGTTAGCCTTTCCCTTCAAGTGCTCTACTACAAAGACCAATTCGCCTTTGCCACAGACATCATAAGCCTACTCTACAAAGGCGCCCGATTCGACAAAGCCACCCTAACATGCGACATAGACGGTATCTTAGAATGCGAAGCCGAGTTTCCAGCCCAAGACGTCGAAGTGGGCACAGCAAAAATCACAGGCGCTTCTTACACTGATTATGCGGGCGCTGTTTCTGGCAGCGCGAGTTATGTTAAAATTGGCGGCACGACTTGCGAGCGGGTTACTTCTTGGAAGCTTCAGATTGACAACAGCTGCAAACCTGTCCCGGTCATTAGGTCAGTTAACGGACATATCGCCAAGTACCTCACTTGGGGCAAACGGCTGCTAACTGGCGAACTGACTTTTGAGTTTGAAAGCAAACAAGAAGCCGACGACATCTTAGCGGATACTGAACAGTCCAGCCTTGAATTTGGGCTTGGCGGCACCAACAAAGTGAGCGTAGAGCACACCAAATGGGATGATTTCTCTTTGAGCGGCAAAGCCGAGGCCCTAATCTACGCTAAGGTTCCCTTCACGGCCAGAGGACCGCTCACGATTTCATAGTAACAGGAGGAGTGAAGAATGGAAGAGATGAAAGTTAAGGAAGAATTCCTTCGAGAAGCTGCCTTACGCAGCGAATGGCTCAAAGTGTGGGAAACTATTGGCGTTCGAATTCTCAAGCTGCCCGAGTGGATGCAAGGCATCGTGCTCGAAGACATCAACACAGCCGTCAGAAACAGGGTTGCAACCATGGAGATGATTGGAAATGCGCACCGAAAAAATAGAACTTGATGAGCGCTTCGGCGAAGAATACAGGGGCACCTACACGTTTGCCGAAATAACTTGGGCTAAACGTAACCGCATCATCCAGAAGCACACCAAGTACAACAAGCTGTCCGGTGACGTGGAGAGCAGCGATTTCATCTCCATACAAGCTGAAACCATCCTGGCAAGCATGCATGGACAACCCCAAACCCACCCCATAACGCTGGAAAAGCTGCTGGGCGAAGAAGACGGCATCCCAATCGAACTTGGGGAACTTTTCTCTAAAGTAGCCAACAAGCTAAACGGCATGTCAAGGGAGGATTTGCGTTTTTTACTAGAGCAATTAGACGAGGAAAGCCGCACAGCG